AGAGTATGGGTAGGTTTGTTAAAGATGGTGCAGTTGAACTTTACCATAACAACTCTAAGAAATTTGAAACTTTAGCTACTGGTATATATGTTAGTGGAGTTGCAGAGTTATATGCTTTTGGAGAACCACCATCAACAGGAATGTTGCAACTTCAAGCTAATTCAACGCAACGTCAATTAAGATTTTCACCACCTTCAAATAACCAAAATGGATTTATTGATTATAGAGGTGGTAATTTATTACTTAAAGATGATGGTACTGAGATTGCTAGATTTCAAGGCTCAACAGGTTTCTTAGTAGGTACAACAGATATTAACGGTGGTGTTACTAGTTCTAGTGTTAAAGGTATATCATTAAGAAATGAAGGTTATATATTTGCATCTATTGCAAATGATGCTCCATTAACAATAAATAGACAATCATCTGATGGTAATATTGCTCAATTTAGAAAAAATGGAACAACAGTTGGTGCTATTGGTATCCAATCTAGTGGCTTTTTCATTGATGGAGAAAGTGGACATGAAGGAATACGTTTTGCAAATGGTACAGTTACACCTAGAGAAAATGGTTCTGATAGTGATAATGCTAGTGATTTAGGAGCAACAACTAATCGTTGGAAAGACATCTATCTTGGTGGTGGTGCATTTCTTGGTGGCACAGGCACAGCAAACAAATTAGACGATTACGAAGAAGGAACTTGGACACCTTCAGTTATTTATACTGGTGGTCAAACAGCAACTTTATCAAATGGAAATGCTACTTATACTAAAATTGGTAGAGTAGTTATTTGTAATCTTTATTTTGCTATTAGTAACACAAATGGTGGTAGTGGTAATGTTCGTATTTCAAACTTACCTTTTACTGTTGACGATATTTTAACACCAACAGGATTAGAAGCTAGTGGTAGCGTTGGGTACTGGAGTGGTTTTAGCACAGCAATTAATTTTCTTAGTATTACAGCAGACCAGTCAAATATATTAATACCTCAATGTTCTACTGGAAATGCAACAGTTTTAAATACACTTACTGCTACACAACTAGGTACTGGAGAAATGAGAGCATCAATAGCATACATAACAAGTCAATAAAACAACAGGAGACAAACTATGGCAATAACTAAAGAGACACAGATTGGTAAAATCGAAGTGGTCGGAAAATACAAATCAGTTCAAGTAAGAACAGATACTGTAGTTATGGAAGACAACGAAGAATTATCAAGAAAGTATCATAGACATGCTTTGATGCCAGATGCAGATATAACTAATGAACACTCAGAGGTTCAAGCAGTATGTAACGCAGTCTGGACACAAGATGTTAAAGATGCTTATGAGGCTTTTAAAGCTGAACAAGATGGTATATAGTAATTTTAAGGAGAACACATGATAACTATAGACGATAAAAAGTACGATGAAACTAAACTTTCTGATGAAGGTAAAGTTGCGTTGAATAATATACA